AAAAAAGAAGAGCCAAAGAAAGAAGCACCAAAAGCTGAAGTGAAAAAAGAAGAAAAGAAGAAGTAATTCTTTATGGCTCGGGTGATGCCATAAAGCAAATCACCCACAAATTATTTTATGAGATGCCATGAAAGTTTACATCAACAAATACAAAGACCATTGGATTAGTCCTTATACAATTTTGGACTACATGTTCTTTTGGACAGACTGGTCGAAATGCAGCCGCAATAGTAGCATTCAATCTGCATTGGATGAGATAGATGGCAAATACAAATACATTGAGCATCCTGAGTGGGTCGAAAAATGGTCTGACCGTTTAACACCTATTAGTCGTGCAATTCAATGGGTTTGGGATAAAGTTGACCGCAAGATTGATTATGTGAAGATTGATAAATGGGATACTTGGTCGATGGACCACACACTCTCATACATCATTCTTCCAATGTTGAAACAATTAAAAGACACCAAACACGGTGCACCTTTTGTCGATGATGAAGATGTTCCTGAAGAATTAAAATCCACATCTGCACCACCAAAAGAAAATGAACATGATACGGATGATAATCATTTCAAAAGATGGGATTATGTCCTCGATGAAATGATTTTTGCATTTGAACATAAAGTTGATGATTCTTGGGAAAATGCATATTGTTCAGGTGATTTTGATACCCTTTGGGTACCTGTCGATAAAGATGGAAATGAAGTTGCAAAAGGTGAACATAAGTTTTACCAGATGAAAGATGGACCAAATCACACCTACAAATGTGATTATGACGGAATAGAGATTGTGCATAACCGAATGAAAAATGGATTCCGTCTATTTGGTAAGTATTATCAAGGTTTGTGGGATTAAAAACCACTAAATATAATACTGGCACCACACACACTCGCCAGTATAACACACACAGGAGAAAACTATGTCAAATATGACACCATTCGAAATCCGATTGGATTTATTGAAAATGGCTCAAGGTATGCTTGAGCAAGATTATTATGGTAAGCGTGAGCAAGTCGCAAACGAATACGCTACAAAGTGTGAGGTTGCGAAAATACATGGAAGTGAAATACCGGCACATCCGGGATTCCCTCCATATCCTAGTGAAGCTGATATTATTGCCAAAGCGCAAATTCTAAACGGCTTCGTTTCACAAATCCCCAACAATACACAAGAAAAGACTAGCAAAAAGTCCACCTGATACGGGATTGGACCGCGGATTTTAGCATCTGCGGTCCTTAACTAATTAAGGAGAATTATGCAGGTTCGCATATTAATTACCTTTGTTGTTGCATTTATGATTTTGAGTTTTAGTGTTGCTATGGCAAATTTTGAAAGACCAAGTATGCCATATAAAGCATATTACAACAACTTAACAGAAGATACAAAAAAAGAAATTGAATGTTTAGCGGAAAATATTTACTTTGAAGCAGGTCACGAGCCTGATATAGGTAAAGTTGCCGTTGCTTTTGTCACCATCAATCGTGTAAAAAGTAACCGATTTGAATCCGACATTTGTAGTGTCGTAAAACAAAAAATGGCAGGTGTTTGCCAATTCTCATGGTACTGCGAAGAAAGACCTAAGGCAATGTCGCAAGGTAAGGTCTTGACAAATAGTAACAATTCATTGTATAATAACATTAGAAATTTGGCAATATATGTTTATGCTAATTATGAAAGAATTGAGGACCCAACACACGGCGCTCTATTCTATCATGCAGATTATGTGAGTCCAAAATGGAAAAACATGGAAAAAACAGCAGTAATAGGCAGACACATTTTTTACAACAGAAAGGACTTAAAACAACTATGAACGCAAAAGTATCAGATTTAATTAAGTTAGATTCGACATTTGTTATTTGTTTGACATTAATTCTTCTAACCACAGTTGGAAGCATGTCGTATTATTTCATTAAAGATAGAACATTAATGGCAGGAAATATTGACAATGCAATCGCAAAAGGAATTGATCCTCTTTCGGTTCGTTGTTCATATGCCAAGAGTGATGATTTAATTTGTGTTGCATTTGCGGCTTCAGCACAATCACATAATGTAGCATCGTCCGCTAAAAAATAAAAAGGAGTTTTTGTTATGGCAGTTCAACAGTTGAGCATTAATCAACTATCGCAACCAGACCGTGAGAAGTTGTTTAAAATCGTAAAAGAATGTTCCGATTCAATGACACGAATCGAAGGTGAAAACGATTTTATTCGGGAGAGTATTGCAGAGACCGCAAAACAAATGCAATTACCTAAGAAACTGGTTGCGAAGTTGGTGAGAGTTTATCACAAGCAAAACTTTGATGAAGAAGTTGCTGTGAATGAACAATTTGAAAATCTATATGAAAGTGTGGTGAAATAATGTCTAAATTTACTTTTGTTTGTCAGGAAGAATCTATGCCTTTTGTGCATAGCATTCAATCTAAAAGAACCGTTGAGTTTAATGCGGAAACATTGGATGATATTTTGAATGAGTTTGAAATGTTCTTGCGTGGTGCAGGATTTCATTTTGAAGGTCATTTGGATTTCGTAAATGAAGATGATTTTATTCAATTTGAAAATGAAGAAGATGACCTCGAAGAATCAAATCAAAGATGGGCATCAACGGTTCATTCATTAATGAATCCTCCTAAATTTCGTGCCAATGCAACCACTTGCGAAGTGTGCGGATTGAACAAAGAAATGATGGCAACACATCATTGTTATGACGATAATTGTCCTGTTCACGCACCACAATCAGTATGTAAAAGTGAGGAATAATGCCAACAAAAGATGAAATGGCGAAGTTTGCCAAAGCCATTGACGCTCTTGTTTCCAAAACTGATTACAATCACATAGAAGCGATTGTAGAATACTGTAAACAAACTGGACTTGAAATAGAAGTGGCGGCAACATTAGTAAACGCCAATTTAAAATCTAAGTTGGAAGGTGATGCTATGGATAATAACATGTTGAAAGAGAAAAGTTCTCGTTTACCTTTATGACTGGTTATGAAACATTTGGAATATACGAATCTTTAAAACTACATTTCTCAAAGGACACATACGATTTTTTCAAATACAATGGTAAAACAAACCATTCGGTTCAGTCCTTTGAAAATCGTAAAGACAAGTATCATTTCTATAAACTTTCCCGAAAGTATACCAACAAGGATGCCTTAATAGATTTCTTGGTTGCCAACTTTCTGGAAGACGATAAAACATGGGTTGGTAAACTTTTAGAAGAAGATGCTGATATAAGATATCGTAATCGTCAAAAAGTCGTCCAAAGTCTTTCCTATGCGTTTGAGAATGATTGTAGAACAGTCTTTGAGAATCTAAGTGACCCAAATGAGGTTATCAAAACAGATGGCGATTACCCGGTATTATTGACAAAGGCATTACGCAAAGAGATTACAATTGAAACTTTGGTAATACTGAATAAAATTCTAAATTTCTTTCCGATGTGGGACAAAAAAATCACCGATACAATTCGTTGGCCTGATTTTAGGCGTAAATGTGAAAAGTATGCCTCATTTCTACCACAAGATGTTGTAAAATTCAAGTTGATATTGAAAAAGGTTTTGGAATGAAAAAATTATACCTTGATATGGATGGCGTTCTCTCTGATTTTGAAGGTGCGTTTTCTGGACATTATGGACCAGATACACTAAAGAACCGAGAAAAAAAGTTATGGACAGAAGAATGGCCTAATTTTATTTTAGAAAAAAAAGGATTCGAATCTCTTCCTTGGTGGCCAGGTGGCCAAGAAATGGTCAAGTTTGCAAAAGAACTTGCCAAGAAAGGGATTGAAGTAGAAATTCTGACTTCATCTGGTGGTGAAAAATATCACAATGAGGTGAAAGAGCAGAAGATTGCTTGGTTAAAGAAAAATGGTATTGCATTTAAACCGAATGTTGTGCCTGGTCGTAAACATAAGAGAGATTATGCAGGACCTGGCATTGTTTTAGTTGATGATACCTTAGATGTTATTCAAGCATTTAATAAAGCAGGCGGTATCGGCATACATCACAAAGATTTGGGCGATACTATTGAAAAAATCAAAACCCTGCTTGCATGAACACTAAATATAAGATACATTATGTTTATGTGAATAAGTCGTTTATATACCGTTAATACTCCGTTTATACGAAAGGAAATACAATGAGTAGTTTTGCAAATTTAAAGCGTGGTCGCAATGACTTCGCTAAACTCACAAAGGCTATTGAAGCCACAACCCAAACCGCTGAAAGCGGATCCAAAGAAGATACCCGATTCTGGCAACCTGAAGTAGATAAAGCAGGTAACGGCATGGCTGTTATTCGTTTTCTACCCGCACCTGCCGCTGATGGTGATGATGCTCTACCTTGGGTTCGTGTGTTCTCTCATGGATTTCAAGGTCCTGGCGGTTGGTTCATTGATAATTGTTTGACAACTATTAATGAGAAATGTCCAGTTTGTGAACACAACAATACATTATGGAATTCTGGCATTGAAGCAAATAAAGATATTGCTCGTAAACAAAAACGAAAACTATCTTATATTGCGAACATCTTGGTAGTTTCTGACCCTGCCAATAAAGAAAATGAAGGACAAGTCCGTCTTTTCAAATTTGGTAAGAAAATCTTTGATAAGATTACTGAAGCAATGAATCCAGATTTTGAAGATGAGAAAGCAGTCAACCCATTTGATATGTGGGAAGGTGCCAACTTCAAGTTGAAGATTCGTAATGTTGAAGGTTATCGTAATTATGATAAATCAGAGTTTGCGGAAGTATCTGCACTTTTTGATGGTAATGATGAAAAACTTGAAGCACTTTGGAAATCAGAACATGGTATTAAAGAGTTTGCTGAAAAGAAACAATTTAAACCTTATGAACAGTTGAAATCACGCCTCGACAAAGTTCTTGGTTTTGATGGTACTGCCTCTGCAACAAAGACCAAAGCAGTTGATTCAGTTGTTTCTTCAATTAAAGATGAAGATGTGTCCATGATTGATAAATCGA